TAATTGGGCACCAACATACATGAAGACAGTAAGTATAGACAACCATATCTTCTATAAACCTATTGACTAGAGGTTACAACTCATATACAATTACTATATGCTAACAGATATGCCAAATATATTAGTAACAGGCGGATGTGGTTTCATCGGTTCACACCTTGTTGAAAAATTACTTGATCAAGGGTTTTTTGTAACCGTTGTAGATGATAATAGATCAGGACATCACTATATTGAACATGAAAACGTTGAATATCATAAGTGTGATGTAATGCACTTTAATCCACATCATGCATCTATAGAACCACCGTCTGCTATATTTCATTTGGCAAATAGTCCTAGGATACGAAGAGCTTTAGAATATCCTACAGAAACTATTACAAACAACATTGCTACAACCTGTGCAGTTGCAGATTGGGCTAGAGTATTTAATTGTAAGTTATTTTTTGCTACAAGTTCTAGCACACAATATATAGAGTCACAGGAAAATCCTTATACATTTAGCAAAGTATGTTGTGAATCTGTTTTACAGTTATATAGAAAACTATATTCATTAGATTATGTTCTAATGTATTTTTACAATGTATATGGTCCTAGAGAGGCTGACTATGGTGAATACAGCACAGTCGTTAGGAAATTTAAAATGGATTACTTACAAGGTAAACCATTAACAATATATGGTAAGGGAGATAAGGAAAGAGACTTCACCCATGTTGATGATGTCATACAAGGACTTCTACAACTGATAGTCGACCCTGGTCTTCCTGCCGTAGCACATTTTGGAAAAGGAGAACCTAAAACAATATCATCTATTGCTAATGCTTTTGGGTCTCCTGTTGTTCATACATTTGATCGTAAGGGAGAAGCACAACGCACCTGTTGCGAGACTCCTTATATAACGTGCCCAAATGATGTTCACAAATATATTAAACAATGGGTGCAGGAGAACAAGAATGATGCCGAGAGTGGTAGTAGACAACACAATAGAGATGACTGAAGAAAAAGTATCTGATGTATTTCTAGTTACAAAGGAGTTTCATACTTCTACAGAGTTTTCACAGTTTATTGAAAAATCTGCTTTTAATGCACAGACACCATGTATGGATATGGTAGTTGATTATTGCATTAAGAAGGAAATAGAAATAGAATCTATTAGTAAATTTTTAACAGCAAATCTAAAAGCAAAAATAAAAGAAGAGGCATTAGACATGAATCTTCTAAAGGAAAAAAGAAAGACTGAGAAACTTTTATAATGAAAGAACAATGGGATTTATATTTAGACTGGTCCTATAAAGAGTTCTTTTCTGGCATTCCTGTAGGCAGTAATGTTATAGAAATAGGACCTGGTTATGGATTTCATAGTCAACTAATACAAAAACAAAAACCTACACACCATAGAGTAATCGAACCAGGTGCACATGAAATAGAAAGACTAAAAGATATAGGCTGTGAGGTAATAACTAAACACTATCAAGATTTTTATTCTGAAAGAAGACCAGCAGATGTTGTAGTATGTTGTGGAGTATTGTATCATATACTTACACCTTTAGACTTGATAGAAAAGATTACTAATCTAAGTAGACCAGATAAAATTATTATTTCTAATATAGAAGTAGATGATGATGGTATGGCAGAATACACTTATGAACATGATGTATTAGGCAGACAAAATAGAATGTTATATGAAACACCTATACAGTATTGGCAAAAATTAAAATCATCAACACTATCTAATATAATGAGAAGTCAAGGTTATAAGATTACAAAACAGAAAACTACAAAAGATATCTGGGACAAATATGTATATTATTGGCAAGAGTATGAACGCACTTGAAGCATATAAAATTTACTTATCTATAAAGTTGCACTTTCAAAGAGCAACATATGATATTACAAAACATGGCATGAGAGCAAACATGCCTAGAGAAAAGTTTGAAGCCAAAACAAACATGAAATTAATATTTGGCAAACTTGCAAGGAAGTATAAGAAACAAGAACTAATTAATATAATTGTATTTAACTTTGCTACAGGAGATAAATTTGGAGGCTTTCCATATGATGCTGAGGCAATAGAAGTTTACAAACAAACAAAAGCAAGAAGAGAAAGATTAAGTTACAACTTTGAACAAGATTTATTAGCCATTCAAACTAGAATGGAAAAGGACAATATATTGGATGCTACACAAGGAGATCATCCTCTTATATTAAAGATGTTACTAGGTAAACAAGTAACTCTTGAAACAGTCGTTATTTTGAATAGACTACTGAACTTTATTGATGATTATAGTGATGATATGATATTAGGCGACACATGTTTATTGGTATCTAAGTATTCTCCATTTGTAAAAAAGGATACCAAATCTCTGACAGTTAAACATGAAAGTCTTATAAATATAATTGCTAGACAGAGGGTTCTGTCTAATACAAATAATATAACGTAATACAACGCAATACAAGGAGAAATATATGTCGTTTAATACACTTTCAGACCTCAGAAAACAAAGAGGCAATTTCGACAACTTAATGAAGGAAGTCGAGAAAATCAGTAATCCCACATCCAACTTCAAACAAGGCGATGATCGGGAATGGAAACCAACAGTAGACAAAGCAGGTAACGGTTACGCCGTTATTAGATTTTTGCCTGCTCCACAAGGCGAAGATATGCCATGGGTTAGAATTTGGAATCACGGGTTCCAAGGACCAACAGGGAAATGGTATATCGAGAACTCCCTTACTACACTTAACAAACCAGACCCTGTATCAGAATTAAATTCTGAACTATGGAATTCAGGTGTTGAGGCGAATAAGGAAATTGCTCGTAAACAAAAAAGACGCCTCAATTACTATGCTAACATTTTAGTCGTAGAAGATTCTGCTAATCCAGATGCAGTAGGTAATGTTTACCTATACAAGTTTGGTAAAAAGATCTTTGATAAGATTAAAGATGTTATGCAACCACAATTTGAAGATGAGACTCCAGTAAATCCTTTTGATTTCTGGGAAGGTGCTAACTTCAAACTAAAAATCAGACAGGTAGAAGGCTTTAGAAACTATGATAAAAGTGAATTTGATGCCGTTACTGCTATATCTGATGATGATGCGAAGATAGAAACTATATGGAACCAACAACATTCTCTACAAGAGAAAGTTGGCGAAGGAGAATTCAAGTCCTATGAGGAGTTGAAAGCTAAGTTAGATATGGTTTTATCTGGTGGTGCTAAAGTAGCAACAGCAGAACAAATCTCGCAGACAACTGGTGATGCTGAAGACGATCAGTTTATGGAAAAGGTGAAATCCGTCCAGGCATCAAGTAGCACGAGTATAGATGATGATTCTTCTGAAGACGATACATTATCATATTTTAAATCTCTTGCTGACGAATAAAACGGTATAGACGTTTTTAGGAACCGGCTTAGGCCGGTTTCTTTTTGGCATAAATACGATTACTATGAAAAAAGATTTATTTGGCATACCTATTGAACACATGACAGAAGACCCTCTGCCATTAGAACTTAGAAACAGACTTCGTGACTCTATTATAGACATATACAATAGTCGAGAATGGTGGTTAGAAAAAGAACCTGAAAGAGCTAAGTGGTGGAGACAGTTAAGTTACTTTAATGAAAAAGGACAACACACTTCTGAAACAGGAGAAGACTCAATGAGAGGTGTAGATGGTTGGGACGAAATGAAAGCCCTTATTACACCACATGCCATTAAATATTTTGAATCCATAACACACTATCCTTATATAGATTTACTAAAAGAACATTGGCACATATATGGTTGGTGGATGGTATGTGATGAGAAACAACATTTAAAATATCATCATCACGCGCAACATTGTGTAATAGGTAATTACTATGTTCAAAAAGAACCTGAACATGCGCCTATGAAGCTAAAATCACCCTTAGACAGTTTAATTATATCCTCTACACCAGGTGTTTCTAAGATACCTTCTGAGGTAGTATTAGATGGGAAAACAGGAGACTGTATATTTTGGCCTGGTTGGGTAGAACATGAAGTTCCAGGAACAGACACACTAATATATAGAAAGGGAGAGGCACAAGGTGGTTACATACACAATCCTAATAATAAATATGATAAGTTAAGAGTAACTATTGTTTTATGCTTTGTGGACCCTTCATTACAGTTTGGTTATAAACTTACAGGCAAAGGCGTAAACATAAAGGAAGTAGATCAAAAGAGGAATGTTTAATTTAGATTATAGAACCAAGTTTGCAATAAAAGTTATTATATTACATGCAGTTGCATTGATAGGTGTTCCCCTATGGTTTATATATCAACAACCAGGTATAGGAGAAGTATTCTTTTTTATTTTCCTTGCCATGTTTGTTTCTAGAATAGCAAACGTAGGATATCATAGATGGCTTGCACATCATCAATTTGAACCTAGTTGGATAGGTAGAAAATTAATGTTATGGTGTATGGTTCTTTCAGCAGAGTCACCACCTGGACATTATGTAGCAACACACTTACAACACCACGCTAATACAGATGAAGATGGAGACCCTCACGGTC